CTGAACAGATACAATCAATCACACAAGACACGTACATGACACTAATCTCAGCAGAGACAGACCCAGGTACGGTGTTAGAAGTTATTGAAGATATGATTGTTGACTCTAGTATGGTAGGAATTGATGACGAACTTAAACAGCTACTCGAAGATGGAGAGTGAAGAGATATGGCAGATTATCCAATACGTATCAGGACTGGGATTGAAGATAGAGTCATATCAGAAGGTAGACGGTCAGCTAAAGATAATCTTAGCAATCCCGTTATTGCTAGGGAACTCCATCTAGAAACACATATAAGTAATACAGTCAATGAACTATCTGACTTGCTACTTAGCAAGCACAAGGACTATGGTCCTAAGAATATATCACAAGCACCTGGTAGTGCAATCAATGGCTTGCGTGTACGCATGCATGATAAGTTAGCACGTATCAATAACTTGATAGACAGTGGTGCAAACCCTGAGCACGAATCCTTAGAAGACTCCTTCAAGGACATGGCTAACTATGCAATCATTGGGTTGCTAGTACTACGAAAGCAATGGGATAATGACTAACAAATCATCGTTTGATATCGACTTTGGATACGGCCGTAAGGGCGAGCAATTAGTAGAAGAGTTGCTTACTGGTGGGCGTACAGTAGAAGTAAAGCGTGACCGTAAGTGGTGGATTACTAACAATCTTTATATAGAAGTTGAGTGCTGGTTTAAGAAGTCTGAATCATGGGAAGCGTCAGGCTTAATGGTTACTGAAGCCTCACATTGGGCATTCGTATTAGAACAAGCAGTCTTTATTATACCAACACATATCTTAAAGAAGGGTGTGTTAGAGTTTGGTAGAGAAATCTCTTGCGAGATTCCACCTAACAAAAGCAAAGGCTATCTGATTACTGTAGAAGATTTACTCACAATGACACGCAAGTTTAAGAACGAGAAGGCAGACAATGGACTGGCAACGGATTGAGAAGTGGGACTACATTGTAGTTGCCGTTGCCTCTGAGTATCACCGTAAATTTGACATGGTTGAACTCGAAGACATACGTCAAAGCCTATATGAATGGTTTGCTAAGCACCCTAATAAGTTAGATGAGTGGGAAAAAGTTGGCACTAAAGATGCCAAGAACTTACTCTATCGTAGCCTACGCAATCATGCATTAGATTATTGTCAGCGTTGGAAAGCAAAGTCACTTGGTTATGATGTATCTGATTTATATTATTATGAGTCAGATGTAGTGGAAGCCTTGCTTCCGCCTGTCTTGCGTGGTGAGTGGGGTGTTACTCATAAGTTAAACTTAGGTAGACCAGGTCGTCCAAGCGCACCATCTGAAGGTGGAAACTTATCTATCATGATGATGGAGATAGACTCCGCATACTGGAAGTTGGGTAAAGAGGATAGAAAGATACTCTTCTTCCGATATGCAGAGTCTATGGACTACAAAGAGATAAGTAATTACCTATCTCTAGGTAGTGATGACGCAGCACGCATGAGAGGTAACAGGGCCGTCAAGCGACTGGTCAACAAACTAGGTGGGTTCAAACCTTTCTTAGACAAAGACCTTCAAGAGAAAGTAAGTGAAACCCCAGACGAATTTGTAGAGTCCGAAGAGCCCAGCCATCATGATGAATGGGAGCAAGCAAGCGAGGACAGTTTCTAATAGTTTACTCTGCACTAGGGTCGAACTCCTTATCGAAATCAATCTCTGAATCAATCATCTCTTGTAACATAATGTCCAAGTCATGAGAGTCCTCAGGATTGTCTGAGTATTCATAAAGTGAGTCTGCTACCCACTCTGCTTCGCTATCGAAGTCAGGATACCATGGTAGTATAGGTCTGCCTCTGTTGATATCGATATAGACTACCGAATTATCCACCTCTGGCAAGATAATTTCAAGGTTGAACTCCCAAATTCCGTTAGGTGTTGAGCAGATATACATAGGAATACTGCCCTCTTCCTTAGCTTTACTGATGAGTAAGTCGTACCTATCCTTGTTAAGCGTTAGCATCTGATAGTGCTCTGACTTGCTATCGACAAGGGCGTATAGCCCACCAATCTTTGAGTATTGGTAGTCGCCTACAAGTACCATGTCATCATATAAATTATTCTGAATAAGTTGTACTAACTTATCCTGTGTTATGTCTATCATCTATCCCCCTGTGCTATAGAACCCACTACCATTGAACTTGATAGGGGTTGGTGTTATCATTCGTGCTGTTACCTTACTGCAGTACTGACAGTTAGGGAAGTTATCCCTATCATCTACCTTGCGGTAGTGTTCTTCTGATGTACCACAATCATTGCATTTGTATTCGTAGTTAGGCATTCTCATTCTCCGCTAATTCCCATGGGTCTGATGTGAATCTTGGTATGTCTAGACTATGTATTGACACACCCCAATCACGCACCTCTTGGTCATTTATACGCTTCTCTACTATATCTTTTAGAAACTCAGTCATCTTCTATCTCCGTTCCCTCAGGCATTGGTGCTGTTGCTAGTGTACCACACTCAGCACACTCCATGTCAAGGAAATACATAGCAATCTCTCCGTCATCATCAAAGACTGTTTTAAGATTCCAAATCTCACAACCACATGGGCATACTAGTGTAGGTGTACCGCGTATATCCATAGCCTGCGTATAATCAGGTTTCATTTCTGTTATATGTTTAGCCATTACTTATCCTCTCTATAAATCGTCATAACAAATACCACATACCCACCATGAAAGCATTTCTATTAACTCACTCTCGGGTGTTGGTTCTTCACACCGAGTGCAGTTAATTGTTTCTTCTTCCATTAGTAGTTACCATTCCTTTTCCAATGAGACCATGCGTCACATGGCGTGCCGTATCTGTAGTAAATATAATCAAGCCCACGCTCTATCTGTCGTGGTGCTGGTGTATCAGGGTCAAGTCCCAACAGTTGTGGAATACCGCCCGCGTGCTTCCCCATTACACGGACAGGATTGAATGCGTCAGGATTCCATGCGGATTCCTTACCCCACAATCTGTTGAGACAAGACCACTGATTATCTTGCCACTCGCTGAGTTTATCTCTAGCGTATGCCTTACTATCTTCCTTACTCCAAGTAACTTGCACGCCTTTGTCTGTTGTGTCGGTGCTGGTCTTTGAGTTGTCGGCTAATAGTAATGCTACTACTACGAGTAACAAGAATGTTAGTGACTTCATGCGTACTGCCTCTCCCTTACCTTACGGGCAAAGGAAATCTTATTGAGTCTATCGTTAGCCCTAATGTTTGTGCGTGCCTTAGCGATACGCTCTCCTGAAAGCGTGCCACCCCATATACCATTGTCAATGTTCTCATCTTCCATACCTAGTGCTAGGCATTCTTTGGTAATCGGACAACGATTGCAGATTGATAGTGCTAGCAAAGCGTTCTTAATCAAACGCTCACTTGTAGCGTGTGGTATCCGACCACTACCCTCTTGCTCTGATGAGTCAGAGAACCATAGGTCAGGTTCTTCATGCCCTGCACATGCGCCTTGCATAGTCATCTCCTAATCGTTAAGGTGGTCTTCCCACATTTGGTCAGGCTCTTGATAGCCTTCATCTTCTTCTTCATCTAAACCTAGTGCAATATCATCTTCAAGTCGTGGCTCATAACCCATTATAGTGCCTCTCTATTCTGTTGGAACTCACGCCCAACCTTGAACTTTGCGGCAATACTATCAACCGCCTCAGATAATTCACGCATAAGCATGTTCTGTTGCTCATTAGATAGATGAGTCATCATCTCTCTAGATAGTTCTGCTTTCCATACTATATTCATATCCCTCTATCCTCTCTTATAGATTGTGTTTGTTCCTGTTCGCATAGCATACACTTGTAAATGTATGTTCTACTACTACATCTTGGAAGGTCGAGCACCCACCTGTGTTCGCACTCAAGCGAACTAAAGATTACTCTAAGTAATCTATACTCAGGGCTATCAACCCAATACATTATGTTACCTAGCATGTCTGCATGATTAACCACTAATGGGTGGTAAATCGTTCTTACAAATACACTACGATAGATTGGAGCGTACTGTGCAGGGTATCTAGGTGGTGCTGACTGTTCGCGTTTAGCGACAACATCATGTAGGAACTCTGACACATTAACTCCAATCTATTGTAATGGGTGAGTAGTTTATCCACTTGCTCAGGTGCTTGGACTTACGCTTGAAAGACTACTGATGTGTAGCCGTTAAGGCGTTCGTGCGTGGTAACAAGACCCTTGCTACCAGTGAGGTGCTGATAAGTGCCGTCACCTAGGGATACCCATAGTGAGTTATCTTTGAAGCGACCATTGTCGGCTGTTGCCTTGACAATAGTACCACGCTTAGGATACTCTGTTGAAGTATCGAAAGCGTTGTATGAGATTTCGTCTGCGATAATTCGCAGTTCCTCAGCCAAGCCGAGGATTGTTTGTGATGACATGTGTTACCTCTCGTTAGTAGTTATATAAATGGCTAAGGTTCTGAACGCTTTGCCAGTTGGTGTTTGGTGTGTAACATAGGCAATCATCTATGAAGATACCGCAATCATAGCATGAGCGACACATATTACAGTAGTACGGGTTGTCTGTCAAGTCGGTGGCTGACTCACAGTAGGGGCACAGGTCTAACTCGACCTCTGTCTCTACCTCATTAGCCCATAACTCTTCTTCTTTAGGGTCATACTTGTAAGGCTGTGCTACATAGGCATAAACCTTAGGCTTGTGGCTTTGATTACTCCACCACATACCTTTGTCGTCCCACGCACCAGCCTTCTCGTTGATGAGATACATAGGGTGCTTAGCGGTAGGGTCACAGGTTAGGATAGCAATCTTGCTACCACTAGCCCATGACTCAACCATAATCCATACATTATCGTCATCTAATGCAGACACACCACCAATTCTAGGTAGTGTATCCTCAGCGAAGACTCGCGTATCACTACGCTTG